TGATAACCGTGCCGTATGGTCTGGTTCAAAAACAGAGTTTAATATAGAGCACGACTATCGTTTCAATGATAATCAACAGTTTGTTGATATCAATACTCGTTTAGAGTTTTTGATTAATGTTCCTACCCTTTACTTTGGTAGATTTACAGATCCTGATGCAAGAGCAGCAGCAGGAGATAGTTCTAGAACAGATAATACTAGAGGATATGCTGGTGGTATTCCAGCAACCAACGTTGTCCTTTCCGAAGCACTTGTATCAAAGTACGCATTAGGTTTGTTCACAGGTCAGGTTGGTGGAGTAAACTCTGGAATCAGTGCTGGTTGGTCCACAAACCCAGAAGATTATTATAACGGAACTGATGGTGGTCCAAGTGGAGACCATACCATTGGTCTTGGATTTATGTTCTCTGGTGTTAATGCAGGGGACATCATTAACGTTCAGTATGCATATATCTTTGGACCTTCTGCGTTTGCTGCTGGATCTGGCGCAGTTTCTGGTGGTGCTGGCGGATCTACACCATCAACCTTTACTGTTACTGACGTAGGTGCTGCTTCTGCTCCAACTGCACCTGCTCCTACAACTCCCCCTGCACCAACAGTCACAGGAACTTCCACATCGGATTCTGTATCAACCTCATCTTCATCATCAACAAGAACTGAAACTTCTTATGTAACAAGAACAGTTTCTTCAACAGATGCTGATGGAAATCCAGTTGTAAGAACTTATACTGATACAGTTGTAACAACCATTCCAGTTACTACAACAACCACTGTCACAACTCCTGTTACCACAACAACTTACTCTGATAGTTCTACTACATCTTCAAGTGGAACTCCCGTAACTACAACTTCATCTGTTGATGGAACAGGAACTTCTGTTGTTTCTGCAACTGTATTGGATTCAACCGCAGTTACAAGAAATGTAACAACTTCTGCGGATACATCATCTTCAAGAACAGGATCCAGAACAGTTACCAGAACTGTAACTGATACTGATGCATCTGGAAATCCAAGAACCAGAACTTATACTGATACTATTCTGGATACTACACCAGTCACCACAACTACAACATCATCCACACCTATAACCACGATTTATTATGCAGATGGTTCTACATCTGTTGTAAATGGAACAACTACAACCACATCTACTTCTGCTGATGGAACTGTAAGTTCTTCCACGATTGCGACTGCTCTTGATGCAACCGCAGTTACAAGACCTTCTGTATCATCTTCATCAGTTCAGTCCACAACTCTTCCAGTTATAAATGTAACTTTGACTGAACACTCTGCATCTGAGAACAAAGGAGTTCAAAAGATTGCAAGACATCATACAACAACTACCACAACTCCAATGGTAAAAACTGTTGTAACCACCCCAGTTACAACCACCTCTTATTCTGCTGGAACTGAGACTGTAACTAACGGAACACCTGTTACAACTTACGAACTCTGGAATGATGTTGGTATCTCACACGCATATGATAACTTGTTTGGTCGTGTAGATCAGTTAGAAGTTCTTGACGGAATCAATGATGGTATTAATGGACTTCTCAATCACGAACCAACAGCAGGTAATCAGAGATTAAGAGTATTTGAGAACAATAGATTCGTTCAATCCTACAATGCTGATGCTTATAAAGCAGATTCCAAGATCTTCGGTGGTGGTTTTGAGTTTGATGTAACCAAAGGTTGGACAGTTGGATTCCAGTATAATAGAGTCAACATAAACCTCAATGGTGTTGATTCAAGAACACAACAGAGCAAAGATCACTTCGGTATATTCAGTGAACTCAGAGGTAATACTTTAACCCTGAATACAAATGCTGCGATTGCAAACAGCAACTATAAGTACAACAGAACCGTAGAAGGTGTCTTTAATAATGAAGGATCAACCACTGGTTCTGAGTGGTGGGTATCTAATAGACTTTATATGCACGTAACCAAATGGTTGCATCCATTCTTCGGATATACTGTTCAGAATGTAAGAAGAAATGCTTACAATGAAACTGGTTCTATTCAATCTGCAAGAGCAGTTGAATCTCATAACCAAACTACACATATTGGTGAGGCAGGAGTTAAGTTAGAAACTCGTTTTGGTGGTAAGAAAAATAACCTCTTTGGGGTTAGTGTAGAGGGTGCTTATGGAACTGATAGTTCTTATGGTGTAAGTGCTTCTGTTGACTATAAAGAGATTTTGTATGTTGAAGGTTCTCACGGTGTAAACAACGGAGTTACTAACAATTCTATTGCTGGTAAGATCAAGTTTAGGTTCTAAAATCCTAAATAAGAAGGACATCAATCACACGGACTGATGGATAAGAAAAAAGAAAACGCTATGGGACAAGTTATTCGTATTGCGATTTTGGGTTGGTCTGCTGCCCTTCTTACTGCTAGTTATGCTGGTGCTCTATCTAAGATGGATCCCACTTTCATTGCGACCGTCTTTACTGCCTCTGCCGCAACTTTTGGTATTAATACAATGAAGAAAGGTGGTGATGAGGATGAAAAGAAAGAAGAACCACGTAGAGAAGAAGTAGTTGCTGTTGCTCCACCAGAATCAATTGTTCCAGAAGCAGCTCCATCTCTTGAAGAAAGAGTTGAAGCTCTTGAAGAGGGTCAAGTTCAACCCCGCACCACAGGAGCATAATGTCCAAGTCTGCTAATAAGGGCAAGAAAGGTTCTGCTAATAATAAAAAGCAGAACCAGGGCAATGCTACTGCGAATAAAGCAAAGAATGGTGGTAAGAAAAAATAATGAGGTATTATGCCACGCGAATGGAATACTCCAATTCGGGAACCCTGGAATCCTGTAATTAAAAAGTGCCTTGATGCTGTTGATGAACACATCAAGGCATATACTAAAACAGGAGATGACTGGCACTTATCACAAGCAGAAATATTAAGAAAATATGTAAAAGATTTGAAAGTCTGGATTCATAAACAAGAGGGAAGAGAATGAAGAAACTCCTCACTGCAATCGGATTATCATTAACTTTGGCATTACCAACATTTGCTAGTTCAATAGAGAAGAAACAACCAACGATTAAAGCATATAGTCTTGCTGCGATGGGTTGTATGATTCTTTTGGAATGTACGGAAGGAGTCGAAAAACTCACGCCAGACTCTACTGTGTTTTTGGATAAATCTTTTGATTCATTCAGAGAAGAGATTAAAAATATTTTAACTGCTCTGAATAAAGTTAATGTTCCTGTATATCTTGCTCCGAGTAGATATTTTACTCCAAGAACAGTAGGACTTTATAAACCAAAGTATAATCGTTTCTTTGTCAATGAAGAACTACTCAAAGATCCCAGAGAGTTTTTGGGAACGATGAGACACGAAGGATGGCACGTTGTCCAAGATTGTATGGGTGGTGGAATAGAGACATCATTTATGGCACAAGTTCATCAAGATTCTGAAATACCAGCTTGGGTTATGAAGAGTACAAGACTTGCTTATGAATCTATGGGTCAAAGTCGTGCTGTTCCGTGGGAAGCAGATGCAAACTGGGCAGAAGAACAATCTAATCAAACCATAAAACATTTGGAGATGTGTGCCAAAGGTCCATTATGGGAACAAGTAAGACCAACACCAATGACAATGGAGTGGTTAATTGGTTGTGGTTGGATGAAACCACAAGAAGGTTACAAGGAATATACTCCCAATAAAAAATCAGAGTATTGTGTTGAAGGTAAGTATTGATGAATGTATTTCCGTGGGGAGTTTTTATGATATTATCTTGTGGACTTGCTTTTACTGTCTATATTATCTACTATATACTTCGGTTAGCATATTTGGAGATGCAAGATGAAACACCTAGCACTCATTCTGTCAGCGACGAGTCTGGCGATTAGTGGAGCACTTTGTTATGGTGCTTATGTAACCTATCAAAAAGCACAAAAAATTCTGAATAATCCAGAAGAGTTTGTTGGTGCTGTTGTGGAGAAGCAAGTCACCAAAGCATTTGAGAAACTACCTATCCCAAAACTAAATACTGAGAAGTTTAAATTATTCTAATATGGCGGATAGAGACCCATACATTTATAGAATTAAAGAGATTCATAAGATTGTAGATGGAGATACAATAGATGCGTCAATTGATTTGGGATTTGATATAAGTTTGGAAAAACGCATTCGACTTGCTGGTGTTGATACCCCAGAGAGCCGCACATCTGATGTGAACGAAAAGAAATATGGACTTGAATCAAAAGAATGGTTGAAGAAGCGTTGCGAAAATGCCAAAGATATTCTCATCAAGACCGAACTTCCAGACTCCACAGAAAAGTATGGTCGTATCATCGGGCATTTGTTTATTAATGACGAACCAACTTCATTGAATGAACAGATGATTATTTCCGGTTACGCTTGGGAATATGATGGTGGAACTAAAGTTAAGAACTTTGCTGAACTGGATGCGAAGCGTAAGAAGTAATCACTTTGAGTGAAACTTCTTATATTGCTCTTTCTTTTCTTTCTTCTGTTCTTTGTTGAGTAACTTATTCACTTTCTTAAGTGAAGCGGTTTTCTCAAAAGCAAAATAAACCTGAAGTTCATATGGGGTAAGGTCTCTATTTAAGAGTTTCTTTCCCCTTACGAATAGTTGTTCAACTATTGGTTTCATTTTCTTTACCATCCATTCCACCAAAGATTTGCCAATAAGAGCCGCAGCGACAGAAGCAGTAGCAGTGGTGCCAGCAAGAATAACCTGCTCTTTTGGGGGAACTGGAACTTGTCCGACGAGTGGTACTTCAATGACAGGCACTCCTAGATTTGTAGTTGGTTTGAGTGTATTATTCTCTTCCTCTGTTTTCTTTTCTTGATTTATTAATGGTGCAACTTGAATCTGTGGTAGGACTGGTTTAGCATCTGGAAGTCCCCTACTTTTTTCTTCTTTCTCTTCTTGTTGTTTCTTCTGTTCTGCTCTGACCGCAGCATCAAACTCTTCCTGAGTTGGAACATTAAGAGTTGGATATTTAAAAGCAGAACTTGGCATATTAATGATTGGAAGTTCCAGACCACGAACAACAGGAACTTCGGCACCTCTTAAAGTTGGTGGTTCAATCGCAGGAATAATACTTGGACCTTGTATTCTTATATCAGTTGATCGTATTTCAATTGACTTTATTGGTTCCATTGACTACATCCTGTACTCGTGGATATTTCACAACAACATCAGCACAGATTTTTGCATAAGGACTTTCTGGATGAAAGTATATACCTGCTTTGAGTGCTTCACCGCATTTTAATAATCTTACAAGTTCAAAGTCTAATCGTGCTTTATCTGCCTCTGCTTGTTGTCTTGAGATTTCTACTCGTGCTCTTGATTTACATATCTCTGTAAGACTTCCATCAAGAGGAAAGTTAAAACCCATCGAGAATCCAGCATTTCCGCTATGCGTTTGATATGTTGTTGGGTCTGCTCCTCCATTCATACTTCCCAAAACAAAAGGGGATAAACTCATTGTTGGTCCTTGGCAACTTACACCAGAACCAAAAGTATTCATAGCATAAGGACCCTGCAACACTTGAACTGCTTGATTTGTTACATTACCAGTCGCAGATGCTGAGGGTCCTGCTATATTTGTATTTGATGGAGCTTGCTGTGCTTTACTTCTACTCGAACCCGCAAGTGTTAATAATAATACAGTCGCTATTGTGTAAAGACCGACATTGAGTTTGTTGTAGATTCTGTTGTAGTGGTTCTTTCGATCCATGTTTCTTTTGCCACTCCAGGTCCAAGATAGGTCTCACTGAACTGGAACGGAGCACCTTGATTGATGACGCTATAATTAGCACCAGGAGCAGGAGTACCAGGAATGTTGATATTCGTGCCCGTAACTGTGTAAGATGTCCCAGTGGTATATTCTATTTGTTTAATCGTTTCTACAATCTCTGTATGAGATTTAGTTTCTGCTGTAATTGTCCCCCTTGTAAAATTAGGCACAACCGTATTCGCTAGAACGGGGGAGGAAAATCCTAGCAGACAAATGCCTGCTAGGACTCTTCTCATTTGAATACGCTCAATTCAATGGTTCTTTGTGCCGTAGCAGTTGTACCAGGACCACCAGCAGTTACAGTAGGAACACCAGTTCCACTCAAAGTACCTGCAAGAGAACCTTTATCTCCTGCTAACTGGGTAGTAGAATTGCTATAAAGGTTGGGAGAAGCAATTGCTCCAGCAGCTGCCGACTGACTGGTGACAACAGTATCCGCAGTGATTGATGTTTCAGAGAAACTAAATGCTTGTCCGTTTGTGTTGATCGCATAAGAACCTGCTCCACCAACTCCTCCAAGAGTTGTTACATTAATATTCGTACCTGAGGCTGCATACGAGGCGCCAATTCTTTCTGATTGTACCGCTGCACCCTGAACGCTTAATTGAATGGAGTCAGTGATTTTTGATGTGATTTCACCAGCAAAAGCAGGAGTAGTTAAGAATAACGAAAAGGCTAAAAGAAGTCTTTTCATTTTTCTAGAAATATACGCTACTTGTATTTAGCGAGACAATTTTTTAACTGGACTACTTGACAAATCCTAAATAAAAACTTAATATGGAAAATCCCTTCCAGGGATTACATCATGAGTCTGTGATGTGACATTAGAGCCGTGGGGTTTGCCCTCTGAGAAGAGGGAAGTGCGCTTTCCCTATACGGATGTAGAGTTCAATCAATTTTAATGCAAAATATCTTTACAGTAGCCGTTCCTCTTATAGCAATGGTTACAACCAATACGGCATCACTGCCTCAAGTGTTTCCTCCTCCCCCTTTGAGTGGTCCGCCACCATTTTCCATTATTCAAGAGGAGCCTACATCAAAGACAGCGACCAAAGAGG